AGGAGTATCGTTCCTGTCCGACCTCAACAACGCCCTGGCGGCCATCGTCTCGCAGAATGCGGGGACGACGGCGCCTTCTCCGACCTACGCGCACCAGCTCTGGGCAGACACCACCAGCGGCAAGCTCAAGATGCGCAACGCGGCGAACAATGCATGGGTCGATATCGGCACGCTCGGCAGCGCGAATTTGGGCATGCTGGTGGCTACGGCTGCGGCATCGGCACTGGCCGGGCTGACGCCAGATGCCGACAAATTGCCCTATTTCACCGGCGCGTCGAGCGCGGCATTGGCGACGCTCACGAATTTTGCGCGGACCCTGATTGGTAGCGCAGATGCATCTACCGCGCTTTCCAACCTCGGTGTGTCTAACTTCATTAAAACCCTCCTCGACGACTCCAACGCGGCCACAGCGAGGACGACGCTTGGGGCTACGTCGGTCGGGTCTGCCCTGTTCACGGCTGTTGATGCTAATGCGGCTCGGGCTGCGATTGGTTTGCCGGATGGTCTTGGGTATGGGCAGACTTGGCAGGATGTTACCGCTTCGAGAGCATCAGGGACAACTTACTACAACACAACGAATAAACCAATAGTTGTATATCTAAGCGGCATATGGACAAACGGCACTGTTGTGATTGGTTCTTTAGCATTGACGATTTATACAACTCAAAATGCTGGTGAAACATTTATCGTTCCACCTGGAGTTTCGTATTCGGTTACTGGGTGGACAGGCACAACTTCATCAGTTAAATGGATGGAACTTCGTTAAGGAACTCAAAATGCCACACTATAAAGACATCAACAATAAGCTCTATTTCCTAGATGACGCCGCTTTTGAGCATCTTCTCCCTGCTGGATGTGTTCAGATTACTGATGCCGAAGCAGAGTCAATTCGTAATTTGAACAAGCCCCCGCTCGCCGACTACAAAGCCCAGGCCCAAGACGCAATCGACCAATCCGCTGGCCGCGCCCGCGCACGCTACATCACCGTAGCCCCCGGCCAAGAGGCCACCTACCAAGCCAAGTCCGCAGAGGCGGATGCCTATGTCGCCGCCGGGCGTCCGGCTGACACAAGCGCCTACCACATCCTCACCGCAGAAGCGGCAGCACGGGGCGTGACAGTTTCCGCCGTTGCCGATCTCGTTCGCGCCACTCGGGACCAGTGGACTCAGCTCGCTGCGGCCATTGAGGGCATCCGTATTGGCGGCAAGCTGGCGGTTGAGAATGCTGCGGACCATGCCGGCGTGGATGCGGCGCGGGATGCGGCGATTGCGCAACTGGGGGCCATATGAGCACGCTACGAGAATACCCCGCTGAAATCGTCCGCGTGATTGACGGAGATACCGTGATTCTGCGCGTGGATGTGGGATTCCGCTCGCGCTACGAAGACTCGTTCCGGCTCATGGGATGCAATGCACCGGAGGGAAAGGCCAACGAATCCGCGCAAAAGCTGCGCGAGCTGCTCCAGCCTGGGCTGGCGGTCACAGTGAAAACGGCCAAGCCGGAAAAATACGGGCGTTGGCTGGCGGACATCGCCACGGACGATATCCCAAGCATAAGCCGGTGGCTCATCGAGCACGGGTTCGCCGCGCCATACGACGGGGGCAAACGATGAAGCAGCGCCTGCTCAACCTCCTCATCGCCTTCGACCAGTTCGCCTGGGTGCTGCTCACCCTGGGGCGCGGCTACCCGGACGAGACCATCAGCGCGGCGGCATGGCGCATGGAGCAGCGCGGCAGGCTCGCGGGCCGCATTCTGAGGCCGCTGATCGACGCCACCTTCCGCCCGATCGAGCGCGACCACTGCCGCCGCAGCTATGAGGCCGAGTTGTTGGGCGCACAGCTCCCCAAAATTTACCGCTTGCCGCAATGAGGATCGAGGAATGACTGAAGAAACCGGCGCGCTCATGCACCACATCGCGATCCTGCGCAGCGACGTGAACGAGATCAAGACCATCATGCGGGAATTGGCGAACGCGGTCACTCGCCTGGCGCTGGTGGAAGAGCGGCAGGCCGCCACCAGCACGGCCCTGGACAGCATGGCCCATGCCATCGAAAAGCTGGACGAGCGCCTGCGCACCATCGAGACGCGGGAGCCGTTGCAGGAGCGGGTGTCAGAGTGGGTACTGAACATCCTGTGGGCTGGCGCCGCAGCGGCGGCGATGTTCATTGCGGGAAAGGCGGGGCTGTTCTGATGTTGTGCGAGCACTGCTACTGGAACTCGGCCAATGATTTCTTCGAGGGCGAGTTCGACGCGAAGACTGGCGCGTGGCGTGAAATCTGCGTCCAGCACGTGGTTTTCTACCCGCGCGCGAAGGCTTGCCCGCAGTTTTAGCCGGCAAACAATGAAGATGGAGACTGAAATGGCGGTGATTGGCACACACGGGCAGCGGTTGGACTTGCGCATCAAGCAGGGGGCCTGCTTCTCCCTGCTTTTGACGTTTCGCAACCCGGACGGTTCTGACGTCGATCTGACGGGCGCCGTCGTCCGCGCGCAGCTCAGAGCGGCGCTTACCGATGCCGCGCCGGCGGCCGTGTTCACGGCAACTATCGTCCTGCCCAAACAGGTGCGGCTGGACCTTTCCGCCGCGCAGACGGCGGCGCTGGCCGTCGCCGGCGCGCAGCAGGCTTACCCGTGGGACATGGAACTGGAGTGGCCGGACGGCTGCGTGGATAGCCCGCTCTACGGGCAAGCGATTGTCAAGGCCGAGGTGACGAAATGAACGACTACACCCTTATCGTGGAATCGCCGCAATCGGTGATTGTGGAAACAGCGGCCATGCAGGGACCGCCTGGGCCGCCTGGTCCTCAGGGGCCGGCAGGCCCCCAAGGCCCTCAAGGCCCACAAGGCGCCCCTGGTCCGCAAGGCCCCCAAGGCCCTCAGGGTGATCCAGGTCCGCAAGGGCCACCGGGGCCAAATCCACCTGTTTTAAGTGTCGCTGGCCGTATCGGGGACGTGATTTTGACCAAATCCGATGTGGGCTTGAGCAATGTGGATAACACCAGCGATGCAGAAAAGCCCGTCTCCACAGCGATGCAAGCTGCGCTGAACGCCAAGCAGGACAAGACCGCCGCAACAAACGCCATTGCGGTGCTGACGCCTGCATTTAACAGACTGCCCTATTTCAATGGTGCGACGAGTGCGGCGCTTACCACATTTACGAGCTTTGCGCGGACGCTGCTGGATGATGCGGACGCCCCTACGGCACGCACGACGCTCGGCGCAACCGCAACCGGGTCGGAGCTTTTCACGGCAGCGGACGCCCCCACGGCGCGGACGACACTTGGCGCAACTGCAACCGGATCGGCGCTTTTCACGGCAGCGGATAAGGACGCGGCCCGATCAGTGATCGGGGTTTCGCAAACATTCGCGTATCCGAAGCGATCTGCAAACCCGAAGATCGTCGGGGATGTCTCCGGCGTTGCGTTGACGACGCTGGCGCTGACGGCTGAGCGGCAATATTTCGTGCCGTTCGTCGTGCCGCGACGGGTGGCGCTGACCGGACTGCGCATCAGCGTAACAACGGCATCTGCTGGAGCGGCCAATCTCGGTATCTATAACAACACGCAAGTCAACGATGATGATGCTCCGGGCAGTCTGCTCGCCGCGATCGGCGCAACCCTGGACACCGGGACGACCGGCAATAAAGACGGAACGCTGTCCTTTACCCTCGAACCCGGCGTGCTGTATTGGGCTTCGCTGATCTCCTCGTCTGATGCAACGGTGCGTGCGACGGCGGTAAATTCAATACAGACGGCGTTGGGCCGTGCGTCGAACGGCACTGCGGTCGTTAGCTATTTATACGCAACCGGGTCAGGATCGACGCTGCCAGACCCTGCTCCGACATCGGTAACGGGTGTCTTTGGAGTGTGCCCGGCGATTTATCTCATGGAGTAAGGCATGATCAATTACATCGAAAAAGGGTATGGATTGCATGAGGCCATCGCCGCCGCCGGGCACTGGCTCGAACAGCGGAACGGCGTGTGGGTAGCTTCTGATGATGGATCGGTGCAGCAAATCATCGACAACTATTCGCTGGATGATTGCAAGGCCCGCATCATTGCGGAAATCGACGCGCACGCCGCCAGCCTGCGCGATGCAATCGTGAGCGGTTGCAGTCCGGCGGAAATGGCAAGCTGGCCGATCAAGCGTGCGGAAGCGCTTGCTTTTCAGCAATCGGGCAACGCGGCAGATGCGCCGGTACTCTCTGCCGAGGCGTCCGTGAGATGTGTTCCGCTCGATCAAATCGTGGCGAAGGTGTTGGCAAAGGCACAACAGCTTGCCGCGCTTGAGGCCGCTATTGCGGGTACGGCAGGAAGGCATGGCGATGCGGTGCGGGCCTGTCAGACGTTTGATGAAGTGCTCGCATACGACTGGCGCATTGGCTGGCCGATTTGATGGAGCAGCACATGGACATCCCCTCGAACATCCAGCCCATTCTGGCCGACATCCTCCGTCGCGAGGGCGGCTATACGAACAACCCGGCGGACCGTGGCGGGCCGACGAAATACGGCATCACCGCCGCCACCCTTGGCGACTGGCGCAAGCTGGGGCGGCCCGCCACCGAGTCGGAAGTCCAGGCGCTGACCGAGCAGGAGGCGCTGGAAATCTACTTCGCCAACTACGTGCAGCGGCCAGGCCTGGATGCCGTGCAGGAGCCGAAATTGCTCGGCCTGCTGGTGGATACCGCCGTGCATAGCGGGCCTGGGTATGCCGTGCGGTCCTTGCAACGCGCCCTTGGCGTGCCCGCAGACGGCATCATCGGCCCTCGCACCCGGGAAATGCTCTCCAGGGCCGACCCGGCCAGGCTCTACCGGCTCGTGCTGGCCGACCGCCTGCGCTTCCTGGGCCGCATCATCGCCAACGACAAGTCCCAGGCTGTGTTTGCTGCGGGCTGGTTGAACAGGCTTGCGGAATTCGTGGAGGCCGCATGAACGAGATCATCAAATCCATCGCGCCCACCATCGCCACCGCCTTGGGCGGCCCCATCGCCGGTGCTGCCGTGGCCTTCCTGGCCGACAAGCTGGGGGTGAGCGACAAGACGAAAGACGGCATCGAGCGCACGCTCATGGGCATGAAGGCCGAAGACATGATCAAGCTGAAGGAGCTGGACTACGAGTTCCAGAAGTTCATGGCCGATAACAACATCAAGCTGCAACTGGCGCAACTTGATGTCGCCAAGGAAGAGGCCAAATCGGTGAACTGGTGGATAGCCGGGGCCCGCCCATTCATCCTCTGGACGTGTGGCGTGGCGTTCGCTTACGCGGCTGTGGTGGAGCCACTACTGCGCTTCGTGTCCGTCCTGGTCGGCTACGCGGGCCCCTTCCCGGCCCTGGACACCACCATCACCATGCAGGTGCTTTTTGGGATGCTCGGCCTGGGGGCATACCGCACTGCCGAGAAGATCAAGGACGCAGAGGGACGGCGAAGCTGATGGTTGCTAGGCCGCACGCTCTGCTGCCCACTGGCTGCGCATGGCCTCGCTGTCGGCGCGGCCGGAAAGCCAGGCGGTATAGTCTGCTCTGTCGAATGCGATGACCTGCGCGCCATGACGCGCCGCAAGCTCGGCAACAACGGAGCAATGCGGCCTCCAGAACAGCGGTTCCCGTCCTGGCAGGGTGAGCCAGTCATCGAGCGTCGGATACCACACCAGCGTCATGCCGTGGCCCCCACCGTAGCGGTCCTGTAACGTGCGCATCTGTGCATCCGTCATGGCGATGGCCTGCTGTCGCCACGCGCACAGGCGGCGCATGGTCTCAATGACGTCATCGGGGATGCGCCGCTCACCCCGCTCCCAGTATTGCCAGGATCGTGCAGACACGCCGCCGATCATGGAAGCGGCCTCCTCTACCGAGAAAAACGACAGGCGGCGAAGCGCTTGGAGGGTGGTGGGTGTCATACGTCTTCGTCCTCAGCTATCTCCTGTGTCTCACGTTTGTCGCAGGCGGCGCACAGTTCACCCCATCTCGTTGCCAACAGCCGCGCATAGTCGGCTTGCGAGCATGTCCCTTTGTAGTATCCAAGCGACCAGCCATCGTTGATCTCAACGACAACAAGCCGTCCTTCTGCGCTCTCTGATCTAATCCAGGCCACATCCATCGCATACCCGGATGGCGCACCCTTGTGTTTGTGCACCAGGTCCAGCATTGCCGCGGCATCTGGCTCGATCTCGCTTTCGTTCTCGTCGTACCTTGCAACGCCTAATATCGCCCCGTTGAGTACATAGACACGCCATTCGGCAATGAACTGTTCCCTTTGAATCCATCTGCAATGCCAGACGATTTCATCGTCCGCGCAGCCATCTGTTCCATCTTTCCGGCGTGCTTGCCATGCTTTGGTGCGTACCGGTTTGATCCAGTCTCCGATTGGAACATCGGCGTACTTGGACTTGCAGAGAGTCCGGCCAAAGACGGATTCTCCGTATTGAAGCAACGATTCAGGGTAATCAATGGGTTCCGGCTCCGTAACGCCGGTCACGCGCATCCACTCGCGAGCAAAATCAACAGACCCGACCGGGCACTGATCGGCCAGATCTGACCATGAGGAGTCTTCAATGTTGCGCAAATCTCGGATCGAGATTTCCTGCTCCACGCGAACAGAATCGTTGAACAATGCCGCATGGCGGACGGCATTGCGCTCGAAGGCGCAGATTCGCGCACCATGAATATCGAGGTCCTTCTGAAGGATAAATCTCATTCCTCAACCAATTCTCGTGCCTCACGCTCGTCGCAGGCGGCGCACAGAAAAACGGTGCTCTCCTGCCCGTCCACCGTCCAGGTGACCGGCCACGTTGGACGTGCGCCGCAGTAGGCGCATGGCTCTTGAGACGGAGGCACGTCTGTCGTGCCGGTGCGCCCGCAATGCGGGCATGGATCAGTGGTGCGTTCAGAGCCGCACCAGGCGCAATACATCGTCATGACTTCCTCCTGATGAATGCGTTGAGGGACTGCACTGTGCTCATTGCGTCGCGCACTGGGCCGATCCGGCGCACGCCGTTGTGATGGGGATCGACCGGGTGGCGGTGGATGGCGAGCGTGTTAGCGCCAGCCTCGCGCAGGATATTCAGCGCCCAGTCCGCATCATGATCTCCCATGGCCAGCTTATACGGATTCAAGTTTCAACTGCTCAGGTATCACGTACGCATCTTTCCATTTCTGCCAAGCCTTGGTAACGGCACCGCTGCCAGGGAACAGGTCGTGAAATTCATCTTCCGGCGTGAGGTTCAACCCATCAAAAATCCAAAAGCAAAACTTTTCCGGTTTCGCTCCAATGAAACCTCTCCGCATCGCCATCGGCTCGGATATGAAATCTCGCCAGGTGCCCTGCTCTCGCGTCCTATTTCTGGCAAATCTGAAAATCACAGGCTCCCACGCCCAAGCACGTGTTACGTTAAATTTGAACGAAACGAACGGTTTTACCCATGCTGCAACCCTCACATCATTCGGGCACATCGGCAGAATCGTGCGTAAGGCAGGCTCATGCAAACTCAATGCCCAGGTGTCGAACTCATCGCACAGGCGCTCTATCAGCAGTCGGTGCGCATCAGGCGTGTCGTATTCCGCTGCCTCCTTGTGTAGATCGCCGTAGAATTTGACTGCGCATCCAAGATACGGTGGATCTGCGTAGGCGGCTTTCATCGTTTCAAGACTCAGTATCGCGCGCGGCGCTCCACCCGCACCGCGTCAAAGTGCTTCCGACCCCAGGCCATTGCATCGGTGTAGGCCTGGCGGGCGGTTGGGCGTTCGATTTTGGGCGGGTTGAGTAGGTCGGCCCTGGTGCTCCAGTAGACGAGGAAGCGGCGCGGGCTTCCGGGCCGTCCGTTGCCGGTACGTAGGATGCTGGCCACAAGACCATCACCGGCCATGACGTAGTGGGTGGGGTTGAAGCCGGTCATGGCGTTCTCCTGCCTTCCTGGTACTGCTCAGCCCACTCAATGACCTCGCGCGCTTTCCAGCGCGGGTGCCCGCGACTACCTTCCGCGCGCGGCAGGCGGATGGCGCGGGGGAAGTCGGGCAGGCAGGCTACGCGCTGGAAGAAGCTGCTTTCGCTGATGGCTATCCGATTTTCGTGATTGAAACGGGTTCATAGCTCACCGTTTTCGATCATGCGGATCAGTGTTGAAATATCGACGCCGTAGTTCTTTTCCGGCTTTTCCGAATCGGTTGATTTTGGGATATAGGGCTTCGGCTCGGGAGCCGGTTTCGGCACCATGCGAGCCAATGATTCCCCTATCTCGAAGTTCTTGAAGTTACCGGGTAGTCCGTACATCATGACCGGCTCCGGTTCCACCTGCCGGCGCTCCTTGCGCTCGAACTTTGGCCGCGACAGCTTGTGTTTATGAGCGCCCTCGGCGAACAGAATCTTGGCTCGAAGCGCCTCGAACGAGTAACCACGGCCAAGACGATTCATGACGCGAATCAGGCTGTTTAGACTCTCGGTGTAGGCGTTCGTAACGGGATGATTGAAGTAATTGAGGATCGGCATTGTCCAGTTACCCCACGCCCGCTCGATGTCAGCGAAGGCGTCTGCAATCTCGGATGGAATGCTCTTCTGCCACTGGATGAACTTGGCTTGTGCCTCGTCTGGTGACGCGGCATCGTAGATGCCGAAGAATTGCTCCTTGAGTCGGTAGGCTTCACCAAGCTCCGGGTAGTTCTTCGTCCAGCCGTCAAGGTTCAACCGTTCCTTGTCGTTCAGGTCGCGCTCGCGCTTGAGCAACACGAAGCGGTCGTGCATCAACCCGCGACGTTGTTTTGGCGTCAAGGACTCGCGCAAGCTCTTTCTGACACGCTCCATCGCATCATTCGCCATACGGACGACGTGGAACTTGTCCACCACGATCTCGGCCTGCGGAATGACCGCTCGGACAGCATCGCGGTACGGCGTCCACATATCCATGGCGACGTACTGGATGCGCTCCTTGCCTTCCAAGTGGTGCAGGAAGCGCACCACGGTATCCTTGTTGCGGTTCGGCAGTAGCTCGACGATGGTGTTGTTCTGGATGTTGGCGATCACGCCACGCGGCTTGATGAGATGGATTTCATCGATGCCCATCCACTTCGGCGTCTCGAATCGGATCGTCTTTTCCAACTCGTTCACATAGTCGCTGAACACGGATCGGACGGTGAACTCCGTGCAACCGACCTCTTCTGCGATGCTGGCAAAGGTGCGCTTAATGGCCTGCTTGCCCATCCACTGGGCAAGCCGCTTGGTCATCAAGCGTTTCTCGTCGATCTCGGGCAGCACCTCATAGAAGGTCTTGCCGCAACCCCGGCACTGATAGCGTCGGGTGTCGATGTATAGACCGACCCGCCGCCCGTGCATAGGCAAGTCTTTGACCATTTGCTCCCGGCGACCAAAGCCTACGAGGTTGCTCGACTGGCAGTGCGGGCAGGACGTTGGCGCGTGCAGCGTTTCAACGTCGATGTGGTAATCATGCTCGTTCTCTTGGATGCTCAATACCTTATAGCAGGGAAGATTGAGGATGTTCGCTGGCATGGTCAGGCTTTTCCATCAATCGCTTTGTTGCGATACTCTGCATATCCCAATTGGAAATGCTCTGCCAATGCCTCGCCATATGATCGTCTCGCGTCGGCGACCGCTTCGTTTTCAGGAATGTTTCGGCGCGCAGCTTCGTAGCCATTGCAATACGCGCCACTTGCGTCGATGAGACGGTCCATCACCTCTGCTACAAGCGGCCCCGGTTCCAGGCAAACAGCATTTCCGGCTACCTTATCAAGATCGACAGTGACAGAAACGTAACGATCTTCTTCCACGTCACCGAACAATGCCACGTCATCAGGTATGCCGCTGAGCGCTTCGCGGAGTTCGCCTACTGTCTGACAGGTGGAGTATCGTTTGGTCATGGTTATTCCCAGTGCTGTTGTACAGGCGGTTCAGCCAGCAGGATGGATGCCGTTGCAGCAACCGAATCGCCTTCCTGATATGCCTGAATCAGTCGCCGCGTGCGCGGACTGATGAAGTCGGCTACCTGAATCTCCGTCCATTCCTGTTCTTGCATCAAGTGCGCCTCAACCAGATCGCTGAAATCATCGAAGCTCACGATGTCACCTCACCGTGGCGAATCCACTTGGGCTGAATATTCTTGATTGCCTCATTCAGCACGCCGTAGGCTCCGCTGGAGTGCGGGGCAAGCAACAGCGCCGCCGTCATCGCCGCAAACATCTCATCCGATACTTCTTGTAGCCGCTCGATTTCATCGCCGCGCAAATACCATTCACGCTCGAAGCGCTCTGCCTGTTCATTCGCATTAGCGAGGGCTTCCGCAAGCCGTTTGTTCTCCCGCTCAAGCTCGATCACGCGATCAATTCCATTGCGAGCGATCATCGCCACGTCCTGAATGGTCTGCTCGGTGGTCATGCCTTGCCCTCCGTGGCCGCCGTGTAACCCCAACCAAGATCACGAAACATCTTCATGCCGCGCTCCGAAACCCGCCAGCCGCGTTTCTTGGCGCGAGGCTCATATTCCTCGACAAAAAACTCCGGCACCGGCCCCCAGTGGCCGAGCGGGATCGTGCTGTACTCAGTCTTACCGATCAGTTCATCCGAGAAGAATTCGACCAGCATTTCGCCGCCCTTGCGACTGACGATCTTGCCCACACGGCCAGCGTCCAGGTGTTTGCTGTCAGGATGCAAGACCACGAAGCAGCCCGGCTGGAACATCGCTTCTTGCTCTTTTGTCAGTTTGGCATCAGTCGTCATATTGACACTCGCATTCACAAGGGCGCCATTCGCAACGCGGGCAGAACCCCATCGCCATGACGGCCTGCTTGAGTTCAAAATGACATTCAGGGCTTTCGGGATGGTTCAATACGCTGAATGCCGCGAGCGCCATCCGCTCCACCGACTTGTTTTCGTGTTGCCAACGATCGGCGTTGTTCTTTTCCATCAAGCGCAGGCGGTCGATTTCCTTCTGCTGCTCGGCGATGACACGCTCCAATGCTTCACTCATCGCCGTCTCTCCGCTTGGCCGATCCGTTGGCAATGACCCACTGGGCGCAGCGCAGATCATCCGGGTTGTCGGCCATCAAAAATGCCTTAACCGCGCCCGCCTTCTGGCCGTTCACCTCTGGCCGAAACACGGTCATGGACGTTTGCGTTCCGGTAGGCAGGGCATCCATGAGTGAGCGCAAGGCATCGGTTGCTTTTTGCTCGGCGGTCAGATCGCCCCAACCAATCAAGGCGCGCTCGATGCGAGCACGAATATCCTGCGGCAGATCGAGGGAAAGATTCTGGGCGTCAAGGCGCTTGATGTCTGCCAGCAGCGCCAGCAAATCGTCTTGCTGCCTTGTCGGATGCAGTCCCGCGTCACGAGGGTGCACAGCCCAATGCGTGGCATGCTTGCACACCTCTGGTTGATCCTCGGGGTCGGCATAGAAACACTCGTTCAATGTTTCCGCCTTCACATCGAATACCTGCTCTCCATTGAAGTCAGAGCCTTCGGTGTAGATCAACACCCGATCATGCTCATCGAGGTTCGGCATCCTGTCGGTCAACTTGATCCATTGCATGGTTACGGCTCCATTCCGCTGTCGTGATCTCGATCCTCTTCTGGTGGAGGAAGAATTGCCTCTGCATCCGGGTGGCACCCGGCGAGGAAATCCATCATCTCCGTGGCGTCCTTCGAGAGATAGAAGCGCACCATCTTCTCGTTGAACTCCTGCGCCTTGGCAGCGGGCACGCTGATGGCGTCGATGCCGTGAGACATGAGGACGCCGTTCATCATGAAGCGCGACGTGCGCTTGTTGCCGTCGAAGAAGAATTGCTGCAACGCGCCGAACAGAAAGAAAGCCGTTGCACGTTCAAATGGTTCGCACTCTTGCAGTGCTGACACGCCTTCGCTGAACACTCGGTTCAGTTCCGGTGCGCCGGGGAGTGTCGGCAGCGGTGTATAGCGTCCACGCTCGCCGAGGCCAACATCCGGGGTGTAGTTTGTCTCTTGACCTTCGCCACGAAACAATCCCCATTCCAAGGCTTCCTTGCGAGCGACAATGCCGTTCAGTTCGATGAACACGGTCTTGGTGAGGGAAAACTGACCGCTCTTGACCATCGCCAGCAGGCGCTTGGAGCTTTCCGCGAGGTTCAGAATTTGCTCTTGATCTGAAATCTTCCGTCCGCCGATAGTCACACCATCCAGCAGGGTCTTGACCTCGGGGAAGGTGAAGGGATTGCCTTCAAGCACCGAAGCATCCCAGACGAACTCGGGCAGCATTTTGTGGAAGCGGAAACAGACCCGCTCAAGCGAGTGAGCCGGAACGGAAGTCGGTACTGCCGATCTGTCCCATCGGAAACCAAGCGCATCAAAAAGGGGCATGTCGCCGCACTCCATCAATCATTGAAAACGGTTTTATGATAGCAATACATAGCAGTCGCGTCAATCGCAAAACACGGATTGCAGGTGTAATTACATCGAGAGCTTAGGCAGGAAAATCAATCACGGAAAACGGATACCCTCGCTGATGCGCAGGTAGGCCGCGCAGTCTGCGGCGCTCCATAGGGCCACGTCCACCGGGATGGGGGCCGGTAGCCGCGCGACGATGGCGCGGGCGAGTTGTTCGATGGTGTTGTCGGGTGCGTTCATGGTTCAAGTCTCCTTTCGAGCGCGGCAATGTGGCGTTCGATGATGTCTGCGTTGCACATGCTTTCCTCCATTGCGTAATAGGCAGCCATGGTTTCTGGGTCGGCCAGCAGTTCTTGCTTGAGGGCCTTCAGTTTTTTCACGAGGACGCCCTTACTGCTGCCAATTGCATGACCGGCGCCGGAGGCGCAATGGAGCGCTTCGATTCCTTGTATGCCATGTCGATCTTCGCGGCCAGGCGCACGACGTGATCGACCTTCATCTGGTCTTCCTTCGACAGCTCGTCTTGCGGGATCATGGCGGCGCGCACGCCGGCCTTGCGCACCATCCGCGTGCCGGTGGCGATCTTGGCAACGCTGAACGACACGCGCTCCGCTGGCGTGAGCACCTTGAAGCCCTTGCCCTGCCGAGCCACGCCTGGCCCTGCCGTGCCGCGCCATGCCCCGCCGCGCGTGATGCTTTCGCATCGCCAGCCGGCCTGTTGCCAAGTCGGCTGACGCTGCGTTGCAGCCCTTGCCTCGCCGCGCCTTGCCCGGCCAGGCCTCGCCCGGCCTCGCCATGCCATGCCGGGCCGCGCCTTTCCAGGCCTCGTGTCAAACCTCAAATCTCCTTGATGCTCGCCTCGAACATCCCGAAACTGCCGGGCGTCTTCGCCCCTGGCCGCCAGTCGCCGATGCCCTTGTATTTGCCGGCGTAGGTGAGGATGTCGGTGAGCACCTGCGTGGTGATCTGCTCATCCCACACGACGATGGTTCCGCTGGCCGTCCAGTTGTGGAAGATGGGGCGGACGCGGACGTGTTTGCTCGCGCCAATCTTGGCGCGCTTGATGTGCAGGGAGAATCCTTGGGCCTTGGCGGCTTCCTTGTGCTTGCCGAAGTCCGGCTCGTTCATGAGCGAAAACAGCGGCGCAATCTCGATCTCCTTGCCGTTGACGGCGAGTTTCCAGGCCGGTTCGCCCACGTTCATGCCGCTCTGGGTCTGGGCCTTGAAGGTCTTGCCGCTGCGGCCACCGGGCACTGGCACCATGGCGCCTCCTTCCATGAAGCTGCGCATGAGGTTGTCCTGTGGAATGCAAACGTGCTCGCCGTCGTGGTACAGGCACCCGAGCCACCGGAATGCAGGCGAGCGGTCGTCTCCGGCCTTGCTGATCTTGCGGTTGGCCGGATCGTTCTTCCATTCCTCCATCTGGTCGGCCCATTCGATGTTGTCCGCGTGCATGATCAGTGGGGTTTTGCCTGTGATCGTTACTGCGTAAGTCCTTGCCATGATGATTCACTCCTCAGTTGATGAATGCGCCGAAGCGCCCTTGCCCTGCCGCGCCGAGCCACGCCCTGCCGTGCCCCGCCAGGCCCTGACATGCCCTGCCGGTCCGAGCTGATGCTCTCGCATCGCCAGCCGGCCTGTTGCCAAGTCGGCTGACGCTGCGTTGCAGCCCTTGCCTTGCCGCGCCACGCCCGGCCAGGCCCGGCCTCGCCTTGCCTCGCCAGTACCCGCCGCGCGTGATGCTCTCGCATCGCCAGCCGCACTGTTGCCAATGCGGCTGACGCTGCGTTGCAGCCCTTGCCGCGCCATGCCTTGCCCCGCCTCGCCCGGCCTTGCCCGGCCTAGCCCCGCCACGCCGTGCCGCGCCCGGGAAAACCTCTACTCAAAACGCGCTCCCACAACTGGGCAGCGCATACGACACCTCCTGGCTTTTGCTGCGGCAGTTGCTACACAGCCGGTTGTGCGGCCCTTCCGACATGAAGGGCTGCCCGCAGCAGAGGCACGGGCGGCGGGTGCGTTTCTTCGCCTCGTGCGAGGCCTTGGAAATCTGGGCGCGCCGGGCGCGGTCCAGGGGGGGGCGCTTGGGCATGCCGCCTTGCCTGGATAGGCGGATGAGCTTGTCCTTCACCGAGGCCGGTGTGCGGCCCAGGGCGGCGGCGATCTCCTGCATGGCCTTGCCTTCGGCGTCCATGCGCTTGGCGGTCTCGATTTCTGTGGCCGTCCATGGCTTACCGGATTGCTGGCGTGCAATCTTCCCGGCTTTCTCCAGCATGCAGAGCTTGTAGCCGACGGCATGGGGCGTGCGCCCAAGTACGTCTGCAATCTGCCTGATGGTGCAGCCCGCCGCGTCCATGCGGACGGCTATGCGTATCTCTTCTTGTGTCCAGCGGCTGCTGCTCATTCGTCTTCCTCCCAGTTGCACCGGGCGGCGCAGAGCATGGCAACCACGGCCACGCCGATGAAGAGGCCGAGGAAGAATGCGAAGATCTGGCTCATTGGGTGGTCTCCTTGAGTATGGTTTGAATGCCGATCTCGAAGATGAGGTCGGCCAGCTGCTGGGTGGTGGCGCGCGGGTGGAGGTTGCGCAGCACTTCCAGGGCGCGGATGAGGTCGTGGTATCGATCCCGCGATACCACGATGCAAAGGGTCTCTCTCATGGCGCCCTCCTCCTGGTGAGGCGCCAGGCGATCTTGGGCGAGCGCCCAAGTCTGATGTGGTACATGAAGAGGCGGAACAGTCTCATGGCCGCTCCTTTGCCTGCGGGTTGCGCAGTGGGGTTACGGCTTGCAGTGCCTTGCCGTAGGTGCAGTGGGCGTGCTGGTAGATGGCCCACCAGCTCTTGCCGATGAACTGTTCATGCCGGGTCTGCCCGGCGACGGTGATGGTCACGCGGTAGCGGCGCATTTGTCCGCCTCCTGGAAACGGGTGGTGTCCTGGATGGCCTGGGCCTTGATGTAGAGGCCGCCTAACCTATGGATCTGCTCGAAGTCCCCAATGAGCTCAATCGCGATGCGCACCGCGTCGCAGCTGGACGTGGCGAGGACATTCAACTCTTCGCGGATGCCGCTTTGGGCGGCTACGGTGACGCGGTATAGGTGCACTTGCATGGCGGTCTCCTGGTTGTGGTGGCATATGGGTGGAGATGATGGGGTGAACATTAGGCGCTCCTATAACCCATGTCAATAGGCGCTCCTAAGTTTTTTTGCAAAAAAAACCCAGCCGGCGGCTGGGTGGTGCTCGGTAGCTGTGTGTTTCAGTCGTCCAGGGCCCGGCGTGCGTACATCATGTCGTTGAGCTTGTTGTTCACGCAGTGTTTGTTCCAGGCGGAGAATTGTTTGGTTGGCGTGCCGTTCACGATGGCCATGTACTCCCTGGACATGCCGCCGAAGCCGTTTTGCGCGCGGTATCCGATGCAGATGGCTGAGGCGTCTTCGTTGGCGCCGATATACTCCCAGACGACGGAATCAGGGTTGCGCAGGGAGGTTTTGATGGCCTTGAGGGCCAGGACGACTTTTTGAAAGGCAAGCTCGCGTCGCGCTTCGGCCTGGATTTGCTCTTGGGTTTTTGGCGGGCTCGCGCTGTCGTTCTGGTTGAACGCAGACATGATGGCGGCAAAGGCGATGAACAGCAGGATCACGACAAAACATCCACTCGGGCGGTAAATTGTGGCTCCGCAGTGGGGACAGGACTTGGCCTTGGTGCTGATCTCGTGGCCGCATTCGCGGCATTGCGTCATCGCCATTGCGTTCCTCTACACGTTCATGACCACCTGCTTGACCACGCCGCAGATCACGGCGTCTTCGGCCATCTGGAGGATAGGATAGCGCGGGTTGAGGGGCTTGAGATAGGCCACGCCGCCGTCGAGGATGAGCTGCTTGAAGGTCGCTTCGGCGCCGTTCTGTCTGACGATGACGAAGCTGCCGTTCTTCGGCTCTTCCTCGGGCTCTACGATGAGGATGGCGCCGTCCGGGAACTTCGGTTCCATGGAATCTCCCTGGACGCGCAGGGCGTAGGTGTGTTTCCTCACCTCAATGGTGGTTGCCACCCACTCATGTTGTTCTCTGATGGCGTAGTTGTCCACGGACTCCCTCCATCTGCTGGCCTCCATTATGCTGATGAGCGGTACCCTGCGTCCAATCGCTAATGGTTCTGAGATGTTACTGCCTGGCGTGGCTTCTGGTCGCATCGGGCCACGTCCGGTGGCAAGCCATTCCGGGTTGACGCCCAGGTAGGCAGCGGCGCGTAGCAGATTCGATCCGACAATCCTCTTTGTCCGTCCGTTGAGCCAGTCACTGACCGATGGCTGCTTGATCCCGCATGCCCTTGCAAGCCCGGCCCTGGTGCGGCCGTGCGTCAGACACATCTTGATTCGTTCGGATAGCGTGGTCATTCGGAAATCCTAAGCGGAAATGGCTAAGGAGTCCCTATTGACAGATGCTATAGTATTTCCTAACCTATGGCCCATGGACTCGAACAAAGCAATCGATCTACTCGGCGGGACCGCCGCTGCGGCCCGGTTTTTTGAGGTGCGCCAGCCGACCATCTCGGAGTGGCGCAAGACGGGTTTCCCGCGCGCCAGGCTGATGTACCTGCGGGCTGTGCGGCCGGACATCTACGAGGCCGCATCGGTGACCACGAAAGATCAGGCGGACCAGGCGGAAAGGTCCGCTGCATGAGGACACTCTCCTCCTCGGCTGGCATGTCCAGCCTTTGCCGCGTCGGCAGCGGATGGAGTCTGTCCGCGCTTGTCCGTAAATCGCGGAAAGGAGTGGAACATGCAACTGGCGTTGATCCACGAGACCATCCATGACGCCATACGCGAGGCCATCCAGACCCTGGGCGGGTTCAAGAAGGTGGGCGCCATGCTCTGGCCTGAAAATGGCGTCGAACATGCCGCCGGCCATCTGCGGGACTGCCTCAACCCGGAACGTAGAGAGAGGCTCACGCCTGAACAGGTGGACTTGATCGGGCGCATGGCCCGAGAGGCCGGGTGCCATGCCATCGCCACCTACTTTTGCCGTTCATGGGGCTACGCCGACCCCGTGCCCATCCAGCCGGAGGACGAAGTGGCCCGCATGCAGCGGGAGTTTATCGAGGCGACGCAGCGTCTCGCCGAATTGGCCGCCCGCATCGAGAAGACGCAAGCGCGGGCATCGCTCAGGGTGGCGTGAGATGAGTTTGGCCCCGTTCCCCCAAGGGAGTGTTGTTTTTGCGGCGTGGGAATTTGCATCGATTGCCGGGTTGCGGGTCCTTCCTGGCCCTATGAAAGCGGGTACGAAGCGGCGCGGGGACGCGCTAGGGTGTGGGGGTTGGATATGGTGAACCGGCTGGGCTGGCCATCCTGGTGCCTTCGATCTGCTCATGGAGGTGGTGCTCTGTGATCCGGGTCGAGGTGGTCGGCATGGCCGACGTGCAGCGGCGGCTGGCGAAGATTTCGCGGGAGCTGGCGCCGCAGGTGATCCAGCCGGCGCTCAACAAGGTGGTGGACAAGGCCCGGGCGGAGGCGACGCGGGCCATTACGGCGGAATACGCGGTGAAGGCCGCCGATGTGCGCAACAGCGTGAACATCCGCCGGGCCGGTGGCGGTCGGTTGGAGGTGACGCTGGAGGTTTTCGGCTCACCCTCCAGGCGCGGGCGGTCCATGAACCTCATCCGATTCCTGGCCGTGGCCCAGGCGGCCATGAAGGCGGTCCGGGTGAAGGGAAAGAAGGTCACGAAGGCCGACCTCGCCCAGATTGGACGGCAACTGGGCTTCCTGATCCGGCGAGATGGCGGGATCAAGACGATTCCAGGGGCCTTCGTCGGCAACAAAGGGCGGACGGTGTTCATCCGCGTGCCCGGTAAACAGATGGCATCCCGCAGCGGGAGGCTGACGAAACATACCGAGGCCATCGCGCCGTTGCAGGTCATCGGCTTCTCCCAGATGTTTTCCTCTCGCCGCATTCTGGAGCGCGTGCTGAAGCGCATTCGTGAGGAGATGCCGGTGGAGATCGACCGCGCATTCAAGAGGCTGACGGCATGAGCTGGGTCAATTTCGACGATGTGCGCAGCCAGATCGAGGCGGTTGGCATCCTGATCGACAAGCCCCTGGTGCCGGATGGCCGCATTCAGCGCTGGAAGACCACGGAGAGCCGGGGATCGGACAAGCCGGGCTGGAGCCGGCTGCGTGAGTGGGTGGCCAGATCCGGCGACGTGTACATCGTGGGCGCCTTTGGCGTCTGGCACGGCACGGACGATGGCTACACGAAGGTGCAGATCACCAGGAAAGACCAGGAGGCGCGCAAGCTCAGCGAGGAAGACCTGGAGGCGCTGCGCGCCGCGCAGAAAGCGGCGGCCAAGGCCCTGGCCGATGAGCGCAAGCTGGAGGCCAAGCGAGCGGCGGCCTGGGCGTCCCAGGTCTGGTCACGGTGCAGGCCCGTGGGCCAGGAAGGCCACGAGTACCTGACCCGCAAGGGCATCCAGGACCACGGGACGCGGGTCTGGGAAGGCCGGGGCGAGCGCGAAATGCACCTGGACGGCATCGATGACGCCAACGTCTGGCGTCTGATGAAGTCCGAGGGGGCCCTGGTGGTGCCCATGCACGACGTGAATGGCAACGTGGTGGGCCTCCAGCTCATCTACCCGAAAGGGCACGAGTTCGGGGACAAGGGCTTCTGGCCATCCGGCATGGCCATGGGTGGGTCGTTCGGGGTCATCGGCGGCTGGCGCCGTCATGGCGTGCTGCTCATGGCCGAGGGGTTTGCCACGGCGGCCACGCTGCACGAGGCCACGCGCCTGCCGGTGGTCTATGCCTTCTCGGCCAACAACCTGGGCAAGGCGGCCCGTACGATCCGCGCGAAGTATCCCGCCGTCCACATCCTCATCTGCGGCGACGATGACGCCCAGACCGAAGAGAAGACCGGCAAGAACCCTGGGCGAGACGCGGCCCAGCTTGCCGCCAGCGAGATCGAGCGGGCGGCCTGGATGGTGCCGGACTTCCGCGACGAGGAAGGACGGGACCGACGCGATAGGAAAAAGCTATCGGACTTCAACGATCTGGCGGCCCTGGTGTCGCCCATTGCCGTGGCCAACCAGGTGGCGGACAAGCTCACCGCCCTGGGCTGGCGGGACGACCGCCCGGCGGGCGTGGGACTCCCCCAGCGGGGGGACGGGGGCCGAAGGCGGGCCGAGGCCGTCATGGCCCTGGACGACATCGTGGAGCGCTTCGTACCCATCGATGATGGCACCGGGAAATACGTGTTCGATACCTGGACGCGAAAAATCGCTCATCGGGACCAGATGATTGCCCTGCTGCCTGCGGGCGTGCGCGGCGATGACATCAAGCGCCACCCGCTATGGATCGAACGTGGCGGGTGCTTCATTGACGAGGTGGGCTTCGACCCCACGGAGAAGGACGAAAACGTCCGCCTGAACACCTGGCTGGGCTGGCCACTCAAGCCCAAGCCTGGAAGCTGCGAGCGCATCTTGGATCTGCTGCGCTATCTCTGCACGGAAGATGAGCGGGGGGAGGAAATTTACCGCTGGGTGCTCAAGTGGATGGCCTACCCGCTCCAACACCCGGGCGCCAAGATGGGCAGCGCCATCGTCATGCATGGGCCCCAGGGCACCGGCAAGAGCACGCTCTGGCACATCTACGCGCGCATCTATGGCGACTACGCCACCGTGCTCAATCAGCGTGGCCTGGAAGACCGCTTCAATGCGGACTGGGTGGACAGCAAGCTTTTCGTCCTGGCGGAGGAAGTGGTCGCCCGCCAGGAGATGTGGCACATCAAGAACGAATTGAAGGAATTGATCACCGGCGACTGGGTGCGGGTGAACCCGAAAAACGTGGCGGCCTACCGCCAGCGCAACCAGATCAATTTCGTGTTCCTCTCCAACGAAAACCAGCCCGTGCCGTTGGAGAACGACGACCGCCGGCACTGCGTCATCTACACGCCGCCAGCGGTGGATGCCTCGTTCTACGACGAGGTTTGGCGCGAGGTGGAGCAAGGCGGCGTGGAGGCCTTCTACCACTACCTGCTGAACCTGGACCTGGGGGATTTCCACGCCAAGGCACGGCCCCCCATGACCCATGCCAAGCGGGATCTGATCGAACTTTCCGCGCCCAGCGAAATGCGCTTCGCACGGGATTGGATCAGCGGAGATCTGGGACTTCCCATCTGCCCGGCCCTCTCCATGGACGTGTACGCGGCCTATCTGCGCTGGTGCCGGGAGAATGGCGAGCCACGACCACGACCGTCGAATCACTTTCTCAACTCCATCAGCCGCATGCAGGGCTTCGAAAAACGCAAGGCCCACGTGTACGACGATGCCTACTGCTCGGGCACGGCGAAACAGAAGTGGCTGATCTTTCCGCCCGAAGCCGCCCTTCAGGCCGCCGGAACGGCGCGCCCGGATGGCAAGACAGTGAGCGTCTGGCTCACCGAGCAGACGCTGGAATTCCGTTCAAAGATGGGGATCGCATGAGCAGATTTGTTCCAGGCTCGGCGGATGTTCCAGCACATGTTCCAAGTACCTGGAACATGAAAAACGCTTGCAAATCAAAGATTTACCTGATTTGTTCCAGGTATTCCAGGCTTATGCGCGCGCGTCACGCGTGCGCACGTAGGCGCGCGTGCGTGCGTGCAGGCGCGCGCAGGCGCGCGGGTGCGCCTGTCACACATGGAATATTTGTGATAACTCTATGAAAGAAAAAGAAAAAAAAGGTTCCAGCACCCTGGAACATCCCATGGAACATCCACCCAGCCTGGAACAAAAGCCCATGCGGAGGAGGATGCCCTGGACTGCGTCCATCATCGATGATCTGCGGGAAGTCTTCGGCGATGACCAGATCGACCTTTCCATCAAAAAGGGCATGGCCGGCATTCCCGGCTATTTCCACGCCGTGGAAAACGGCCACGAGGTGGGCACGCCCTTCCGCGCCCCTGGCCACCTCATCGCGCCCCGCGCCAAGCTGGAGGAAGGACGATGACCGTGGAGACCATGGCCGCCTTCGCCCGGCGTCTGGGCGTGCAAAAGTCCTACGTCCACCGCATGAAGACCGAAGGCCGGCTGGTGCTCACGGAAGATGGGCGGGTGGACGTGGAAAAAAGCCTGCAACGCCTGCACGACACCGGCGGGGCCAGGCCGGACGTGGCCGAGCGCAACGCGGAAAAGCGCGGCCGGCCCATCCATGGCCAGCCCAACGCCGTCGGCGAAGGCGGCGAGCCTGGGCGCTCCACCGGTCTGGAAGGCATCGGCAACAGCTACCAGGACGCCCGGGCGGTCAAGGAAAAGTACCTGGCCCTCCAGGTCAAGCTGGAGTACGAGCGCCAGGTGGGCAACCTCATTCCCAGGGAGGATGTGGACCACGTGCTCAAGGCGGTGGGCGCATCCATCCGCGCCAAGCACGACGTGCTGGCCGACCAGCTCGCGCCCATCGTGGCTCCGGTGACGGACATGAACGAGGTGCACGCCCTGCTGGCAGAGAAGTTCCGCGAGGTGCTGGCCGCCGTGGCGGACGATCTGCGGCGGGCGGAAGAGGTGCTGGTGGAGCATCGATGAGCGCCTACTACAACGAGCACGACCCATACGCAGCCCAGTGGTTGCGCAACCTGATTGCAGCCGGACTGATTGCGCCCGGCGACGTTGACGAAAGGGATATCAGGGATGTCAGACCAAATGACCTGCGAGGCTATACGCAGTGCCACTTCTTCTCCGGGATCGGAGTCTGGAGCTACGCATTGCGACGTGCAGGATGGCCGGATGACAGGCCTGTGTGGACGGGAAGCTGCCCGTGCCAACCTTTCAGCTCGGCAGGCAAAAGAAAAGGGACTGCTGACGAGCGGCACCTATGGCCCGCGTGGTTCCACCTCATCGAGCAGTGCCGCCCTGACACAATCTTTGGCGAACAAGTTGAAACAGCAATCCGCCACGGATGGCTCGACCTTGTTCAAGCTGACCTGGAAGGAATCAGCTACGCCGTTGGGAAGACTGTATTGCCTGCTGCGGGCTTCGGTGCGCCGCACATCAGACACAGGTTGTTCTTCGTGGCCGACGCCGACCAGCAACAACGGCACTGGAGCTGGCAGCAGCGGCAGGGAGGGTGGACTGAACCTCCAAACAGCAGCACACCTGTCGGCGTGGCCGACGCCAAAGGCGAGCGACACGAAGGGGAGTCCATACGAGCCGACGGAGACGCGCCGAACGGAACTGAGAAAGACAGTCTCGCTTGCCGCATGGCCAACACCAATGACGAACGATGCGACCGGGAGCACGCACTGCTATGGCAAGACGAACCCGGACGGAACAAGGGAGAAACTGCTGAAGCTGCCAGGTGCGGCGAAGCTGTCCGGCCCGGTCCGGTTAACGGCTTCTGGCGAGATGCTGACTGGATTGGATGCCGTGACGGCAAGTGGCGGGCAGTTGAACCCTGCACATTCCCGATGGCTCATGGGGTTGCCGCCGGAGTGGGACGACTGCGCGCCTACGGAAACGCCATCGTCGCGCCAGTCGCGGAAGCGTTCGTAAGGGCATTCATGGAACTGCAAAGCACGCCATGAACCACCTCGCCTACGATCTGCGGCGGGCGGAAGAGGCGTTAGGTGGGAATTGAATGGGAAAACAGGATGATGGAGACATCGATGGACAGCGCGAAACTGAAATTGCATGAGCAGCTCATCCGTCTGGCCAAGGGCATGATCAAGGCCTGGGAAGAATGGCTAGAGGCGATGAAGCAGAAAGCGCAGTAAGCACCGCAACCCGAGCACGCCCGGCGGCAACTCGCAAGACGCGCCGCCCGAAAAGGCCTCCTCGAAATCTCGAAGGAGGTTTTTTCGTACATGGGCGCGCCGGAACATCTCAAGCACTGTTTTTCCGTCCTGCGTCACGCGGTTGCTCCGCGCCGGGCGTTGTCGGTATCCCAGTGGGCGGACGATCACCGCATCCTGTCGGGCAAGCAGTCCAGCGAGCGGGGGCGTTGGCGCACGGCGAGGAATCCCATCCTGCGGGAGATCATGGATTGCTTCTCCATGCATTCGCGGGTGCGGGACCTGGTGGTGATGAAGTCCTCCCAGGTGGGCGTTACCGAGGCGGTGGTGAACGCCCTGGGCTACATCATGGAGCACGCCCCGGCGCCGGTGATGGTGATGATGCCCACCATCGAATCGCGGGATTCCTGGAAGGTGCAGAAGCTCAACCCGCTGCTCCAGGAGACGCCCATCATCCGCGACCTGCTGGGCGGCATCCGTAGCCGGGATGCGGCCAACCGGCAGGACCTGATCGACTTCCCCGGCGGGGTGCTGTTCCTGGCCGGGGGCAATTCGGCCAACAGCTACGCGCAGAAGTCGGTCAAGACCATCATCCTGGACGACCTGGACCGCTTCCCGGAGGAGATCGGCGAGGAAGGGGACATCATTACCCTGGCCGAGGGGCGCACGAAGGCCTTTCCCCGGGCGCTGCGCTGCTACATCAGCACGCCGACACTGAAAGGCGGTCTGATCCACCGGCAGTGGGAGCGGAGCGATCAGCGGCGGTATCACGTGCCCTGCCCTCACTGTGGCGAGTTCCAGCCCCTGGAATGGGGCGGGCCCAACACAGACCATGGCTTGAAGTGGTCTGTGGTGCAAGGCCAGGAGGGCGGCCAGGACGAGATCGTCAGCGTGCGCTATGTCTGTCGAGGCTGCGGCGGGGAAATCCAGGAGCACGACAAGCCGCGCATGCTGGCCCAGGGCCGCTGGATTGCCCGCTACCCGGAGCGGGCCCGGCGCGGCTATCACATCAGCGCGCTGTATGCGCCCATCGGCCTGGGGCCGAGTTGGCGGGATCTGGTGGCCGGGTGGCTGGCGGCCCAGGAGAACACCGCCACCCTGCGGGCCTTCATCAATACCAACCTGGGGGAGCCGTGGGAGGAACGCGGCGAGGCGGTGGACCCGCTCTCCATCCTGGCCCGGCTGGAGCCCTACCCGGCGGACATGCCGCGCCGCGTGCGCTCGGTGGGGATCGACGTGCAGAAGGACCGCATCGAAATGCTGGTGGTGGAGTTCGGCCAGGGGGAGGAATGTTGGGCCATCGATCATGTGATCGTGGCGGGCGACACGGCGGGACGAGACCCCTGGGACGAGCTGGCGGAGCAGATCGAAGACATCGCGCCGGACTGCGGCGGTATCGACTCTGGCTACAACGCCGATCAGGTCTATGAGTTCGCCCGCCGCCGGCCCTGGCTGTACGTGTGCAAGGGCGTGGAGGGGCGCGGCATGACCCTGGTGGAAGACGATGAGGCCCGCCGTCGCCGCCTGCGCAAGAAGCGCAAGAAGGGCTTTTCGCCCTTCCTGGTGTCGGACGAGGCGGCCAAGGCCCTGCTCACCCAGCGGCTGAAGCTGGAGCCGCCCCCACCCGGCCAGGGGCGCCCTGGCTATCTGCACTTCCCCCAGGGCGAGGCGGCCTTCGATGACGAGTTCTTCGCCCAGCTCACCAGCAACCGGCTGGTGGAAAAGACGGTGAAAGGGAAGCTGGTGCGGGAATGGCAGCAGACCCGGGTGAGGAACGAGGCCTTTGACTGCTGGAAGTACGCGCTGGCGGGGTTTCGCCTCTCGAAGATCGACCCGGCGGCCTTCATGGCGCGGAGGGAGTCGGAAAAGGCCGGCGCTTCCGATCTGGTGAAGGCGGTGGCGAAGCCTGTGGCGACCTCAGCGGATGCGAGGGCGCAGCAGCGCAGGTTTACCAGGACATGGTGAGGTGCAAGATGTGTGATTTCGTCGAAGACATGCAGGCGCGCATCGAGAAGACGCTGATGGGGCTTGGTGTGAGCCAGGAGACGGCGCGGCTCGTGGGTGCGGAGATCGTTGCGGACGTGGCCCAGGCCTGGAACGGGAACCGCGTCTATATCGGCAAGCGCTCCATCGAACGCCGCCTCATGGCCGAGGAAGTGCGGCGGCGATTCAATGGCCGTAACGCGCGCGAGATCGCGCGTGAACTGGATGTCGGGCTCGTCACCGTGTACCGGCACTTGAAGATGGCGGGCAAATGATTTTTTTCACTTTTTGCCTTACTTCTCCCTGGCGGAGTCGTTAGCGTGCCGGGCATGGCACTCTCTCAATCCGATCTGGACGCCCTCGATGCCGCCATCGCCAGCGCTGAGCTGACGGTGACGGTGGACGGCAAGTCCGTCACCTATCGCTCCATTACCGAGCTCAAGCGCGCCCGGGAGCATGTGGCGAGCGTGCTGGCGGCCCAGTCCGGGCGCCGGCGTAGCGTGTTCTATTTCACGCCGGCGGGGAGGCGCGATTGATGGCCGCTCCGGCTTACTCGCTGATCGATAAGGTCGTGGGATGGATCAACCCTTCCGCCGGGTTGCGCCGGGCCCTGGCGCGCCGGGCCCTGGCCAAGGTGCGGGCCTATGAGGGGGCGAACGTGGCCGCGGATGGCTGGGTTCCGCGCCGCTCCGGGGCCAGCGCCAATGCCGACCACCGCGCCGATGCGCCCATGCTGCGCGCGCGGGCCCGCGCCCTGGTGCAGAACAATCCCTACGCGGCCAAGGCGCTGTCCTGCCTTGTGAGCAACGTCATCGGCGAGGGGATCACGCCTTCGAGCCGGGCGAGCGATGAGAAAACGCGCGCGGTGCTGGATGCGCTGTGGCAGGAATGGTCCCAGGTGGCCGACGCCGATGGCGGCACGGATTTTTACGGCATCGAGGCCCTGGCCTACCGCGCCATGGAGCAGGACGGCGAGGTGCTGCTGCGCCTGCGGGCGCGTCGCCCGGAGGATGGCCTGCCGGTCCCTATACAAGTGCAAGTGCTGGAGATCGACTACCTAGATAGCAGCAAAAATGGGGAGCTGAGGAACGGCGGTCGCATCGTTGGCGGCGTGGAGTTCGATGTGCTCGGGCGCGTGGCGGCCTACTGGCTGCATGACGTGCATCCAGGAGAAGCGACGTTTTCCAGCCTGCTGGCCGGAACTCAGTCGCGCCGGCACGATGCGCGTTATGTCATCCACCTGTTCGCGCCCGAACGTCCTGGACAAGCACGCGGGATCACCCGCTTTGCGCCGGTGATTGCCCGGCTGCGGGATCTGCAAATCTACGAGGATGCGGAACTGGCGCGCAAACAGAATGAGGCGCTGATGAGCGTGTTCATCAGCGGCGATGGCACGGATTTTGCCATACCTGCCGAGGGAGAATCTTCCGGTGCGGCGGCCACGCGCGCGGCGCTGGGCAACCTGGGCACGCTCAAGCCCGGCGCGGTGCTGGCCACCAACGGGCAGAGCGTCACCGTGGCCGAGCCGACCGCCGCGCCCGGTTACGAGAACTACATCCGCACCCAGCTCTACGCCATCGCCGCCGGCACCGGCGTGACCTATGAGATGCTGACGGGCGATTTGAGCCAGGTGAATTTCAGCAGTGCCCGTGTCGGCATGCTGGAGTTCCGCCGCAGTGCCGAGCAGCGGCAGTGGCATGTGATCGTGCCGCGCCTGCTCACCCCGATCTGGCGGGCCTTCGTGGATGCCGCCGTGCTGGCAGGGAAGATTCCGCGCGCGGACTACGCGGTGGAGTGGACGACGCCCAAGTGGGACTACATCAACCCGGTGCAGGACGTGGAAGCGGATGCAGCCGAGATCGCCGCCGGTCTGTCGTCGATCTCGGAGAAGTTGCGGCAGCGCGGCTACAACCCGGATGCGGTGTTCGCGGAGTTGGGCCGGGACTACGAGAAGCTCAAGGCCTCCGGGGCGCTGGAGTATCTGGGCTTCCTCAAGAACAAGGCCGCCGCCCAGGCCACATCCGCGCCGCCGACGGAGCCGCAGAAGCCAAAGCGCAAAGCGGACGATGCGCGCAGCCACACCTGAAAATTTTTTCACGTTTTGCCTTAAAGCGGTTTTCCCATGCAGCTAGCGTACTGGCAACTTCAACAGGATAGGCAGGCCATGAACATTCGAGATCTTCCGCTTCAGTGCCGCGAGGCGAGCTTTGCGCCGGAGACGATGCAGATCGATGGCGATGGCGTCACCCGGGTCGATCTGGTCTGGACGACCGGCGCCCGCGTGCGGCGCATGGATTTCTGGACGGGACGCAAGTACGACGAGGAGTTGTCCCTGGAACCAGGCCATGTGGATCTTTCGCGGCTGAACAACGGTGCGCCGCTGCTCAACACCCATTCGGCCAGTTCCCTGGCCGATGTCATCGGCGTGGTGGAACGCGCCTGGATCGAGGATGGCAATGGCCGCGCTACGGTGCGCTTTTCCACTCGGGAGGACGTGGCCCCCATCGTCGCCGATGTGAAGGCCGGCATCCTGCGCAATATCAGCGTGGGCTATGCCGTGCGCAAATACCAGATCGAAGAATTGGATGTGCCGGTGTATCGCGCCGTGGACTGGGAGCCGATGGAGCTTTCCATCGTGCCGATTCCCGCCGACGCCGGCGCCGGCATCCGCTCCGCCGAGACTCAGCAGCGCACGTTCCCGTGCGAATTCATGAATCTGGCAGCCGCCCATCAACAGGAGACTGATATGTCCCAAGCCACACTTGCGGCCCCGGCCGCACACGAACTCGACGCCATTCGCGCCGAAGCCGCGCTCGCCGAGCGCGCCCGCGTTTCTGAAATCAACGCCCTGTGCCAGCGTCATGGCCTGCCTGAACTGGCGGAGTCGCTGATCTCCGGTGGCGTTACCGTCGAATCCGCCCGCGCGCAGATTCTCGACAAGCTGGCCGCCCGCGATGCCGGTCGCACCATGCCCTACATCGAGACGGTGGTGGATGAGACCGAGACCCGCCGCGAGGCCGTCGAAAACGCCATCATGCACCGCGCCAACCCGGGCCGCGTCAAGCTCACCGAGGCAGGCCGGCAGTATCGCGGCCTGTCGCTGATGGAGATTGGCCGCGATCTGCTGGAGCGGGCAGGCGTGAAGACCACCGGCATGGACAAGCTGACGCTGGCCCAGCGCGCCCTGTCCACCTCGGATTTCCCGGCCATCCTGGCCAACGTGGCGAACAAGACGCTGCGCGCCGGTTACGAGGCCGCGCCCCAGACCTTCAAGCCTTTCTGCAAGCAGGCCACCGCGCCCGACTTCAAGGCGATCCAGCGCAGCCAGATCGGCGATGCGCCGCAACTGAAGAAGGTCAACGAGGCCGGGGAGTTCACCTACGGCACCATCGGCGAGGGCAAGGAGACCTACCAGCTCGCCACCTATGGCCGCATCATCGCCATCACCCGGCAGACGCTGATCAATGACGACCTGGGCGCCTTTGCCGATCTGCCGGCCAAGTTTGGCCGCGCCGCCGCGAACCTGGAATCCGATATCGTCTGGGGCATCATCAATTCCAACCCCGCGCTCTCCGATGGCGTGGCCCTGTTCCACGCCAATCACGGCAACCTGGGCAGCGGCGCCATCTCGGTGGCCGGCCTGGATGCCGGGCGCGCGGCGATGCGCGTGCAGAAGTCGCTGGACGGCCAGTTCATCAACGTGATGCCGTCCTTCCTGATCGTGCCCGCCGCCAAGGAGACCGTGGCGCAGCAGTACACCAGCGCCGATTTCGTCAGCGCCAAGTCCAGCGACATCAACCCCTTCAAGAGCGCGTTGCAGGTGATCGTGGAGCCGCGCCTGGATGCCGCCAGCACCTCGGCCTGGTATCTGGCCGCCGATCCGATGACCATCGACACCATCGAGTATTGCTACCTGGATGGCAATGAGGGTGTCTATATCGAGACCCGCAACGGCTTCGAGGTGGATGGCATGGAGATCAAGGCCCGCCTGGATTTCGCGGCCAAGGCCATCGACTACCGTGGCCTGTACAAATCCACCGGCGTCTAACCCTCACGGCCCGCCTCGTGCGGGCCATTTTGAAAGGACTGCACCATGAAGAACTACGTTCAAGTCGGCGAAATCCTCGCCCTGACCCCGAGCGCAAACGTTTCCGCCGGCACCGGCCACCTGTTCGGTGCCGCGCTGTTCGGCGTGGCCGAGACCGACGTGGCAAACGGCACGGAGGGCAGTTTCCGCGTCAAAGGCGTGGTCGAGATCGCCAAGACCTCGGCCCTGGCCATCAGCGTGGGTGATCGCTTGTTCTGGGATGCCACCAACAAGGTGGTGAACAAGACGGCCACCGGCCAGGTGTGCGTGGGCATCGCCGTGGAGGCCGCCGCCAACCCCTCGCCCACCGTGAAGATGCTGCTGGGCGCCAGCACGCCTGCCGGCACCTGAGGGCTGATGTGACTGATTTCGCCGCCCATACCGCCCGCATCCTCCATCGCCTGGGACGCCCCGTCATGCTGAACCCATCGGGCGGGCCTACGCGGGTGGTGAATGCGGTGTTTACCGCCAGGCCGGAGGATGCGCTCATGCTGTCCGGTTACGCGCCCATGTTACGCGTTTGCGCCGCCGATGCCGATGGCATGGAGGTGGGGGATGCGGTGCAGGTGGGAGACAAATGGTTCGAGGTGGCCGCAATCGAGGCGGATCACCTGGACGCCGGCGATGTCCAGTTCAAGCTGCGGGAGGCCTGATGCAGTCCATCCGGGAGCAGATCGTCCGCCGTTGCATCGCCACCCTGGAGGCGGCCATTGCGCCCGTCCAGGTGTTGCGACAGCCGGTTCATGCGACCGAGACCGAGAAAGCGCCAGTAGTCCTGTTCAGCATCGAAGGCGACGCGCCGGAGCGGCAGAGCAATGACCGGATGGAGCGCAAGCTGACCGTCCGCATTGAGGCCGTGGCCGCAAAGAAGGCCGCCACGCCAGACCCGTTCGCTACCGCAGACGATCTGATCAGCAAGGCCCACATGGCCATCCTGGCCGATCCTCAAATGCACGGCGGGATGGCGCTTCGTGTGGCCGAGGCGGAATGCGAATACCAGTCCGAAGCGCTGGAGGTGGACGTGGTTTCGATTCCTGCGCGCTACCAGATCACCTACCGCACGATGATTACTGATTTGACCATTCAAGGATAGGAGAGAAGACCATGGCCTATTTTTCTGGACAAGGGCGCGTGTACCTGGCCCAACGGGATACCAACGGCAACCCCCTGGCCCTGCGCTGGGTGGGCAACGTGCCCGACCTCAGGGTCACGCTGAACACGGAGACGATCGAGCACAAGGAGAGCTATTCCGGGCAGCGGCTCACCGATTTGCAGATCATCAAAAGCAAGGACGGCGAGTTCTCCTGCGCGCTGGAGGATCTTTCCACCGAGAACCTGGAGCTATCGCTGTACGGCACCACGGCCACCGTCACGAGCGGCAGCGTGACCGGTGAGACGCTGCCGACCGGCATCGCCGCGAACGAGACGCGGCTGCTGGCCAATCAGTTCATTTCCAGCGTGGTCATCAAAGATTCGACCGGTACGCCGAAAACACTGCCGGCATCCCAGTACACGGTGCACGCTAACCAGGGTGCCATTACCTTCAATGACATCACCACCGGCGGTCCCTATACCCAGCCGTTCAAGGTGGACTATGCCTACGGCTCGGCCAAGCGCACGGCCATGTTCAAGTCCGCTCAGCCTGAGGTGTGGCTGCGCTTCGACGGCATCAACACCGCCGATGGAAACAAGCCGGTGATCATCGATCTTTACCGGGTGGCGATTCAGCCCACCAAGGACCTGTCGCTGATCAGCGAAGACTTGCAGAAGTTCGAGTTGTCCGGGCGGGTGCTGGCGGACCTGACCAAGCCGGAAACCGGCACGCTGGGGCGGTTCGGGCGGATGATCGTTCAGGGATAATCCGCCATGGACGAGATGAAGATCGCGCCCGTCAAGGTGCGCGACCTGCCGGCCTTTCTGGCCGCCGTGGAGCCCATCGCCAAGGACCTGGCCGGCGGCGACATGCTGGCGGCCTTGTCCCGCAATGCGGATGCGCTGATCACCGCCACCGCCATTGGCGCGGGGGTGGAACGCGCGTGGCTGGAAGATCAAGACGCCGATGTGCTGATCGACCTGGCGACGCGCGTGCTGGAGGTCAACGCCGATTTTTTCGTCCGGCGGCTGCTGCCGAAGCTCACCGCAGCGGCGGAGAGCATCGGCAGGATCACCTCTGGTGGCACGAGTGGGTCGCCAGACTCGTCGCCGCCGGGTTCGACTACGGCAGCGTGATGGAGATGGCGTGGACCGACGCCCGCGCCTTTCTCACCGCCGCCGCCCGCCTGGAGCGGGAGCGGCTGCTGCATGCGTCCATCGCCGCCAGGCTGTCCCAGGCCGAGGAAAAGGCATGGAAGGACTGGCTCAAATCCATGGATCGGTGAGGGGCGCATATGGCCAATGATCGCGTGCAACTGCTGATCACCGCCACCGATCAGACCCGAGCGGCGTTCGACTCGATCAAGCGCAACCTTGGCGGGCTGGCCGACGCGGCGAAAAACGTCAATGGCCTGCTGGCCGGCATTGGCGTGTCGCTCTCCGCGGCCGGACTGGCGGCCATGGCCAAGAGTGCCATCGACGCGGCGGATCAGCTGAACAAGCTGTCGCAGAAGATCGGCATCTCGGTGGAGTCCTTGTCCACTCTGCGCTACGCCGCGGAGTTGTCTGACGTCAGCCTGGAGACCTTGCAGGCTGGCATTCGTGGCCTATCGCAGAACATCAGCGAGGCCAGCACCGGCATTGGCGACAGCGCGGAGATGTTCAAGGCCCTGGGCATCGCCGTGAAGAATGCCGACGGCAGCATGAAGTCCACCGAGGACGTACTGCTCCAGGTCGCCAACGTGTTCTCCAAGATGGAGGATGGCGCGGTCAAGTCCGCCCTGGCCGTGAAGCTGTTTGGTCGCGGTGGCCTGGAGATGATCCCGTTCCTGAACCAGGGGGCTGCCGGCATCAATCAGCTGACTGCCGAGGCCGAGCGGCTGGGCTTGAAGCTCACCACCGAAACGGGTCAAGCGGCAGGGGCCTTCAAGGACAATCTCACTGCGCTCAAGGCTGCCGGATCGTCCCTCGGCATCAGCCTGATGAATGAGGTCCTGCCGCCGTTGCTGGCGCTGACCACCTCCATGCGGGATTCCGCAAGCGGCGCCGGGAGCATGGCCTCCATGATCGGCGGCGCTCTGCGCACGGCATTGGAGGCGGTGCTGGTGCTGGGCGCCAACGTGGCCTATGTGTTCAAGCAGGTGGGCAACGAGATCGGCGGCATCGCCGCGCAACTGGCCGCGCTGGCGCGCTTGGACTTCAAGGCATTCTCCACCATCGGCAAGATGATGAAGGAGGATGCGGAAAAGGCGCGCAAGGAGATCGACGAGCTATCGAAACGCCTCCTGAACCCGCCGAAGGCTGCCTCTCCATCCGGGCAGCCCGCCAGCGGTCCGGCTGTGGACATGCAACGCATCGCCTGCATTGCGAATGGAGGACAGTGGATCAACGGCAAGTGCCAAAAGAAAACCACGGCGACCGCCAAGGACACCTCCGCCGCCCAACTGGCCTACATCAAGGCTCAGGCCGATGCCGAATTCGCCATCCTCAAGCACGGCCTGGACCGCGCCAAGGCGTACTACGACGCGGCGCTGGAGGATCGGCTGATCTCCATCAAGGACTACTACGCCGCCAAGACCCAGGTGGAGCAGCGGGAGATCGATGGCGAGATCGCCCGCACACAGGCGCTGCTGGCCGAGCAGAAGCGCCTTGCGGTGAAGGGCAAGGACGAATCCGAGCGCATCCGGGCCAGGGGCGAGGTGGCCAAGCTGGAAAACGAGCTGATCATCCTCAACGACAAGCGTGCCGCCGTGGAGCAGGCCAATGCCCGCGCATCGGCCAAGGCGGAGCGTGAACTGGCCGACGCCCTGGCGGACGCCAAGCTGAAACTGGCCGAGATCACCGGCACGGCTACGGATGCCGACCGCCGCGCCGCCATCGAGCGCAGCTATCGCGATTTGCGGGCGCGGCTGGCCAATGATCCCGAGGCCGTGGCCGTGATCGACCGGCTCATCAATGTGGAGGCCGCGAAGCAGAACCTGCAAGCGCTGGAAGACCAGTGGCGTCGGGCCCTGGAGAACATGCGCAACATCGAGCAGTCGGTGAACATCCAGCAGAACCAGGGCTTGATCACCAGCGGCGAGGCCCAGGCGAAGATTGCCGCCGCCCACCAGGAGGCCGCCGCCGCGCTGGACGAGTTGCTGCCCAAGATGGAAGCGGCCGCCCAGGCCATCGGGCCGGACGCGGTGGCCAGGGTGCAAGCGTGGAAGAACGAGCTCGCCAGCGTCAAAGACGTGGTGGACCCCGTGGCCTCCACCATCAACACGGCGGTGAAGGATGCCTTCGCCAACATGTTCGAGAGCATCGGCACTGGGGCCAAGAACGCGAAGGAGGCGTTTCTCGACTTCGCACGCTCCGTCATTGCCGCCATTCAGCGCATCGCCGCGCAGAAGCTGGCGGAGGAGATTTTCGGCTCCATGAAGAGTGGAGGCGGCATCGGCGGGTGGATTTCAGGCGTGTTCAAGTTCGCCTCCGGCGGGCCGGTGCCCGGCAGTGGCACGGGCGACACGGTGCCCGCCATGCTCACGCCCGGCGAGTATGTGATCCGCCGCGATGCGGTGCGGCGCTTCGGCGTGGGGCTGCTGGATGCCATCAACGGGATGCGTCTTTCGCCGGGCGTCATGGGCGGCAGGCTGGCCTTTGCCTCGGGCGGGCTGGTGCCCCAGGTGGGCGGCACGGTGAACAACGTGAGCGTGGTGGTCAATGCGGATGGCGGGCGCGTCCAGGGCGACACGCAAGCGGCCGCCGATCTTGGCCGTCGCATCGAGGCGGCCGTGCGCGGCGTGTTGATCTCGGAAAAGCGGCCCGGCGGGCTGCTGGCGGTGGCCTGAGATGGCGATGTGGACATGGCCAGTGGCCGTCGATAGCACACTGGAAGTTACGCCGCAGGTGCGCGTGGCGCGCTTTGGCGACGGGTATGAACAGCGGGCGGCGGCAGGCATCCGGTCTGTGCAGCGTTCGTTTGCTGTGCGCCTATCGGCTGACATCGACACGGTGAAGATGGCGGAAGCGTTCCTCCGCGCCCGCGCAGGCGTCGAGGCGTTCGACTGGACGCCGCTCGATTTGCAACCCGGCAAGTTCGTCTGCCGCAAGTGGTCGGTGCGGTATGGGGCCGGTTTTGCCGCGGACCTGGACGCCACATTTGAAGAGGTGTGGGCATGACTGCTCGTGCCGATGTCCAGACGCTCGCGCCCGGCGGCATCGTCGAACTCTACGAGCTCGACACCACCCTCATCGGCGGGGCGGATGTGCTGCGCTTCACACCCCACGGGCCCAACGAGCTAGGCACCGACATCGTATGGGCGGGCAACACCTTCACGCGCTATCCCATCGAGGCCACGGGCTTCGAGCGCACCGGCCAGGGGAAGCTGCCGCGCCCGACGATCCGCGCGGCGAACGTCTCCGGCGTGCTGGGGGCGCTGGCCTTGTCTTTGGCAGATCTGGTGGGTGCCAAGCTCACCCGCACGCGCACCTTCGTCAAGTACCTGGACGCGGCAAATTTTGCCGCCGGCAACCCCCAGGCCGATCCCAACCAGTACCTCGACCGAGAAATCTGGTTCGTGGATCGCAAGGCCAACGAGAACGCGATTTTCATCGAATGGGAACTTTCCGCCGCCTTCGACGTGGCCGGGGTAATGCTGCCGCGCCGCCAGTGCGTGCAAAACGTCTGCACCTGGCGCTACCGCAGCGCCGAGTGCGGCTACACCGGCGGCCCGGTGGCGGACATCAACGATCAGCCGACCAGCGATGCATCGAAAGACCAATGCGGCAAGCGTCTAGCTTCCTGCAAGCTACGCTTCGGCGCTTATGCCGTGCTGCCCTTCGGCGGCTTTCCTGGAACAGGGTTGATCCGATGATCGATCTGGAATCCATCGTCCATGCCGTGCTGGAGCACGCCGCCCAGGAAGCCCCGCGCGAGTGCTGCGGGCTGGCCGTGGTGGTGAAGGGCCGCTTGAAATACTGGCCCTGCCGCAACCTCGCGGGGGAGGCGGAGTTCGCCATCCACCCGGAAGATCAGGCCGCCGCAGAGGATGCGGGCGAGGTGGTGGCGGTGTGCCACAGCCATCCTTACCTGCCGCCGGAGCCCTCCGAGGCGGACCGCTTGATGTGCGGCAGGACGGGGCTGCCCTGGCTCATCGTCGGCTGGCCAACTGGAGACTTCCGCATCATCGAGCCGGAGCGCTACACCACGCCGCTGATTGGGAGGCCCTTCGTGCATGGTGTGCTGGACTGCTACGCCCTCTGTCGCGACTACTACGCCACGCTCGGCCTTGTGCTGCCGGACTACCCCCGCGAGGACGACTGGTGGCTGAAAGGCCAAAACCTCTACCTAGACCATTTCGCCGAAGCCGGATTCGTGGAGGTGTCCGCCGACACGCTGCGCGCCCATGATGCGCTGCTAATGCAGATCGCCTCGCCAGTGCCCAACCATGCCGGCGTCATCGATGCCAACGGCCATTTGCTGCACCACTGCCACGGGCGGCTCTCCAGCCGGGATATCTACGGCGGCATGTGGCGCAAGGTGACGACCCACGTGCTGCGACACAGGAGCTTGGCATGATCGTGTTGCTCTACGGACATCTCGGCAAGCGCTTCGGCCGGCGGCATGAGTATGACGTGCGCAATCCTGCTGAAGCGGTGCGGGCGCTGTCTGCCACGCTTGATGGCTTCCGCGCCTATCTCATCGAGCATTCGCGCCCCGGCTACCGCGTGCTGGTGGGCAAAGAGCCGCGCACGCTGGAGACCATTGCCCATCCGGCGGATGAGGCCATCAAGATCGTGCCGGTAACCGCTGGGGCTGGGCGCGGAATTGGGAGCATCATTCTTGGCGTGGCGCTGATGGCCGTTGCCCCATATCTCGGCGGCGCGAGTTCATTTGCAATGGCGTGGGAAGTTGGCGGAGGAGCGCTTGCAGGCTATCTTGCCACCAACATCGGCATTTCGCTGGTGCTAAGTGGCGTCTCGCAAATGCTCGCGCCGACGCCTAAAACAGCCGGCACGCCGGATCGCCCGGAGAACAAGCCCAGCGTAGCCTTCGATGGCCCGGTGAATACCGCCGCCCAGGGCAATCCGGTACCGGTGTGCTACGGGCGGCTCATCGTCGGCTCCCAGGTGATTTCTGCTGGGCTTGTGGCCGAGGAGTACGCGGCATGAGCGAGCCCCTGATTCGCGGCGCCGGTGGCGGCGGCAAAGGCGGCGGCGGGAGCACCCACGTCCCCACGGAAGCGCCGGACAGCCTGCGCTCGCGCGCCTACGCGCGGGTAATCGATGCCATTTCAGAGGGCGAAATCCAAGGGCTGGTGAACGGCCTGCAATCCATCTACCTGGACGACACGCCCATCGGCAACCCGGATGGGACGACGAATTTCGCCGGCGTCACCGTCGTCACCCGCAACGGCACCCAGGCGCAGGCATACATCCCCGGCTTCGCCGCCGTGGAATCCGAGATCGCCGTGGCCACGGAGGTGAAGGCCACAACGCCCATCGTGCGCTCGGTCACCAACACCAACCTCTCCGCCGTGCGGGTGACCGTCTCCGTGCCGCAGCTCACCTACCAAGACCCGAGCACGGGCGACCTGGGCGGCACGTCGGTGGATATTGCCATCGACATCAACAACAACAACGGCGGCTGGCAGCAGGTAAAGGCGGACACCATCCGCGGCAAGACCACCAGCCGCTACCAGCGCAGCTACCGCATCGACTTGCCCGCCCCCGGCCCGTGGGACATCCGCGTGCGGCGCATCACGGCGGACAGCACGAAGACAAACCTCCAGAACAAGACGTTCTGGGACAGCTACACCGAGATCATCGACGCCAAGCTGGCCTATCCCAACACCGCGCTGGTGGCGATTCAGATCGACGCGGCCCAGTTCAACCGGATTCCGCGCCGTGGCTACGACATCAAGGGCCTGCGCGTGCGCGTGCCGACGAACTACGACACGGTGACGCGCAGCTACACAGGCGTCTGGAATGGCACGTTCAAGATCGCGTGGACTGATAACCCGGCGTGGTGCCTCGACGACCTGCTCACGAACGAACGCTACGGCCTGGGGGCCTACATCGACCCGGCCCAGGTGGACAAGTGGGCACTCTACGAGATCGGGCGCTACTGCGACGAGCTCGTGCCGGACGGCTTTGGCGGCACCGAGCCGCGGTTCACCTGCAACCTCTACCTCCAGACGCGCCAGGAGGCGTTCAACGTCATCAACCAGATGGCGGCCATCTTCCGGGGCATGGCCTGGTGGAGCCAGGGGGCCCTCACCGCCGTGGCCGACATGCCCGCCGATCCGGTGGCCCTCTTCACCGCCGCCAACGTGGTGGACGGCGCCTTCACCTACTCCGGCTCCAGCGCCAAGAGCCGCCACACGGTGGCCCTGGTGACCTGGAACGACCCGGCGGACATGTACCGGCAGAAGATCGAGTACGTGGAGGATGCCGAAGGCATCGCCCGCTACGGCGTGCAGGAGACGGAGGTCGTGGCCGTGGGCTGCACGTCCCGCGGGCAGGCCCATCGCGTAGGCCGCTGGCTGCTCTACACCGAGCGCATGGAGACGGAGACCGTCACCTTCCGCTGCGGGCTGGAGGGCGTCTATCTCTACCCAGGCGCCGTCGTCCAGGTGCAGGACGCCTTCCGCGCGGGCAAGCGCTTTGGCGGGCGCATCGTCTCGGCCACGGCCAGCAGCGTCACGCTGGATGCGCCGGTGACAATCGAATCCGGCAAGACGTATCAGCTCTCCGTGCAACTTCCGGACGGCACGGTGGAGACTCGCCCCGTCACGACGGCCACAGGCTCGCAGACGGCGCTGACCGTCTCGCCGGCCTTCTCCGCCGCGCCCCAGGCCCAGGCCGTCTGGGTGCTCGCCGCCTCCGATCTCGTGCCCACCACCTGGCGCGTGGTGAGCGTGCGGGAGGTGGAGCCTGGCACGATCATCGAGGTCACGGCGCTGGCCCACCGGCCAGAGAAATACGCCGCCATTGAGCAAAACCTCGTGCTCCAGCCGTTGCCGGTATCTGCGCTCGCGGCGGGCGCACCGGCGGCTCCGCAGAACCTCATCGTGAGCGAGGCGCTCTACCTCATCGGCCCCGGCCTCGTCGGCGCGAAGGCGACGGTTTCCTGGGATGCTGTGCTGGGTGCGGTGAGCTACGAGGTGGCATGGCGGGATGTCGATGGCGGCAACCCGGCAACGGCCACAGTAACCACGCCAACCTACGACATCGCGCCCATCCAGCCAGGCACGTACTCCATTTCGGTGCGGGCCATCGACTCGCTGGGGCGCCGATCCGTGCCCGCCGCCGTGCAGAAGATCGTCTATGGCAAAACGCTGCCGCCCGCCGATGTTCAGGATTTCCACCTCACTGCCCTGAACGGCCACGCCCATCTCACGTTCGCGCCCGCCGTCGATCTAGATGTGATCGTGGGCGGATTCTTGCGCGTGCGGCACTCGCCGCTGCTCACCGGCGCCACGTGGGAGAACGCGGTGGATATCGGCGTGGCCATCCCCGGCTCGGCCACCAATGCGGTCTTGCCGCTGCTCTCCGGCACGTATCTGGCGAAGTGGGTGGATTCCAGCGGCAACGAAAGCCCAAATTCCGCCTCTATCATCACCGACGCGCCGGATGTGCTGGCGCTCAACATCGTCGAGACCGTGACCGAACACCCGGCCTGGTCGGGCACGAAGAACGGCGTGGCCTACGGCGCGGACTTGGGCGGTATCAGACTCGATTCACTAGACACCATCGCATCACGCACGGACAACGTGAGCACCTGGCCGCGCCTGTCCATCCTCGGCGGCGTGCGCGCAACGGGCGAATACGTCTCCGCCACGACGGTTGACCTCGGCGCGGTCTACACCTCGCGCCTGACGGCCCGCCTCCGTATCGAAGCGATCGACGAGGCGGACACCATCAGCGCCCGCACAGACAACGTCTCGCTGTGGCCGTCCATCGTCGGCCAGGCGGTGACGGATGCCACGGCCACGCTCTACGTCCGCACCACGAACGACAATCCGGGCGGCTATCCGACTTGGAGCGCATGGCTGCCGTTCGCCGTGGCGGACTGGACTGCACGTGCGTTCCAGTTCCGGCTCGTGCTCGAATCGGCATCTCAAACGCACAACGTGGTCGTCAGGGAACTGGAGATCACGGTGGACATGCCAGACCGCATCGAGGTGGCGAGCGGCATCGTCTCCGGCACCGGCACGAAAACCGTGACGTTCACCACCCCGTTCAAAGCGCTGTCTGCCATTTCCATCACCGCCGAGAACATGCAGACGGGCGACTACTACCAGATCGCCAACCGCAGCGTGAACGGGTTTGACATCACCTTCCGCAACGCAGGCGGTTCCGCCGTCTCGCGGACGTTCGACTTCATCGCAAAGGGGTATTAAATGGCACAGCATGATTACAACATCGCCGACCAGCCAGGAGTATCGTTCCTGTCCGACCTCAACAACGCCCTGGCGGCCATCGTCTCGCAGAATGCGGGGACGACGGCGCCTTCTCCGACCTACGCGCACCAGCTCTGGGCAGACACCACCAGCGGCAAGCTC